ATAGTCCTTGTCAACGAATGTCAGCACTCCTTCGTGCTCAAGGGTCAGCCAATCCAGTTTTTCCTTGTCCTCTTTAATTTTCTTCCGGGGCACCCACGAATGCTCCAGTACGAAAAAGTCATTATTCGGCAGCGGGAATTCCAGGCAGGCGGAGCAGAAATCATTTGTTTCCGCCAGGTCAAATCCGCCATAACACAGCTGGCCCTCCATTGTCTTGATGTCGATCACCCGGTCATTCTTGCGGATGGTCTTGGTGTCCAAAAAAGACAGCTCGTCTACCAGGGTGAACACATTGAGCTGCTTGTTAATAAAGTTTGACCGCTCGGCGGGAATCAGCTTGCACCGTTCCCACTCATCGATTAGATCCTCTTGGTCGAGCAATACACCCAGGCTTGGATTAGCTTTACCCCAACAACTTACATCGTCAGGATCGTCACCCTCATCGATCTCATCGATGTAGACAAACATTCTGTCCGAGGCACGTTTCGATATAGCCGGATCATCGTCAAGGATTTTGCCGCCCAGGACATAGAAGTCCATCAGCGGTCCGTCTATCACGGTTCCGAGGGTAGTAATATATAAGATCAGCGCCTGCCTGCGCTTCTTGGTCTTGGCCTTGATGACGTTGATCAGTTTGTAGTGGGTGTACTCCTGTATCTCGTCAAACACCCCAAGATGGACGTTACGCCCGTCCAGGTTGCGGGAGTCTGTGGCCAGCGGCTGCATCTTGCCATTGGTTGCCTCGCAGTAGATACCATCCCGGGTGGGCCGCAGGTGCTTTGACAGCATGGGGCTGTTCTTCACCTGGGCGTTGCACTCATCAAATATGATCCGGGCCTGCTCCTTGGAGTTGGCCAGGGTATAAACCTCCGGGCCACGTTCTCCGTCTTTTGACAGCATATATGCGCCATTGCCGACCACCATGGTCGACTTTCCATTACCGGATCCGACGATGATTAAACCTTCACGAAAGCGCCGGTATCCGTTATTTTTGCCCACCCAGCCGTAAAGATTGGCCTCCACAAAGTGCTGCCAGGGCTGCAGGATCAGCTTGTCGTATTCGCCCTTGGTGGGCACAAGAAACCGCTCCATAAAATCTATGGGGCGGTAAGCTTTTTGTATATCGAATTTCCATGGGTAGCTGGGGTCCTGTGATTTATCCAGATCATCCAAAAACCTTTGAGCTGCTTGTTTTCGTCTTTTGCCGGATATGATCTTTCCGGCCAGAACATCAGCGGCGAATTGATAAGCCTGCGATGATGTAATCAGCCTCGAAAGACTAGAAGCTTTCAAAAGCATCACCGCCCGCTGCGGTGGTCACGTCAAGCATTTCGTTGAGCTGCTTCATGACCGCGAACAGGTTTTTGCTGTACGTGACATGTAGTTCAGCAGCTGCCGATTTCTTCATGCCGCGCTGGTTCTCTCCGTTCTGGTACTCCTGCTCATACCCGTTTTCCGTGATGTCTTTTTCAATATCGTCAAGTGCAATTGCTAAAAAAGCAGCCCGAGAGATCAATTTGCGCGCCAGGGCCAGTTTCTCTTTGGGAGCTTTTTTGAATAGCGCCATAAGCCTGGCATATTCTGCTCGGATTGCTTCATCCTCCGGTAACGCGGCTTTTAAAGTTTGTTCAGTTTTAGAGGATGCCATTATTATCAACTCCTTTAAACTACACCCCAGCTATAAACCTTCCGCGATGCAAAGGAACCTCCCCCTCCGGTCTACGTCCCCCAGGCTTTTACTTTCGAGGGCAGGGGGGTACTACGCTTTAATCACCCTCACCCCAGTAGGAACCGGCTTTTGCTTTCTAGCCTTCGTCAACTCGTGACAGGCCCAACACAGCCCCTCGCCGTTATTAACGTCGAGTCCAAGGTCTGGCCTATCTTCTAGTGGTATGATGTGGTGCGCCTCGGTTGCGGGCGTGAGCCTGTTTTGCCTCAGACATTCCTGACATAGCCAGTTATCCCGCTGCATGACCAGCCGCCGCCATTTACGATGCGCTGCTTTTTTGTACCAGCCTTGGTCTTTATAGGTAATCATAGTACGGCCCCACCCCACCGCTCCACTATGTACATCCCCAGCCCAGCCGGCAGCGTCCCAGTGGATGCCACACATACGACAACAGCAATGGACCGGCCGGGCCTAACCTCAATAAAAAAAGCGCCCACTAAGAATGAATACAGAAAAGCCGACAGGTTGTCCGTCGGCTTCTAATTTTGTATTCTCCTTTTTAGGCACATTATTCCACCTCTATTATAACATATTCACGTTAATACTGTCAATACCCTTATTTCCTTTTTATACGTGCAGGGAGTGTGCAAGTTGGGGGTGTGCGCGTGCATACCCTAAGGGGGGTATGCACGCACACATACCCCTGCCAACCACCTGTTGTGCTCATTGCACAATATGTGCAGGGCATGAAACAAAGAACGATCGGATATGTGCATATATGCTGCACACCTGCACACCCTGTGCACATGTCTGAGCGTCAAATTGAATACACTGCACCTATCAAGCCCTCTAGATACCTCCAGCCCCGATCCGATGTGGCATGCACATATCTGCACACCCCCTGCACATATTGGTCAGTGCAACACGCTGTCTAGTGCATCACCTCGCACAACATCCCGTCTTTTTTTAGGTGTGCACGCACCCTGTCAAAATGTTGCTTGACAGAGAATAGGCGGTATGATATAATAGAATTAGATTGGAAAACTCTTCCAGTCGATAAGTCAGGGACAAACCATCAAGGCCGCAAGCTCAGGGGTGAGCAATTCCGGGGGCATACCGGAGGAGGGCCAGGTTCAAGTCCGGCAGCGGCCTCCATTTAATATTTGAAAGGAGAGGACAAGTTTGAGAACCTATCAGATCCGTTACAAGC